TCCGGGATCGGCGCGACGACGAAGCAGTCGATCGCCGTCACGGGCCGCTTTGAATTGAGATAGGTCTGCACCGCCGCGACATCGGTCTGCGTCGGGAACCCGCCAGACGCCGCGCGAAGATCATCCATCATGAACCGCACGGTGACGGTTCCTGGTCCCATCTCGGTCGGCGAACACCATGCCCGCGTCACGCCGGGGACGCCGAGCACCCATTCCACGTAGTCCGAGGCATCGCCACCCATCGGCGGCTGACGGATGCGCAGCAACAGCCGCGCGCGCAGCTCGTCGTCGGTTTCCTCATCAGCCCCGCCGGTCAGCGAGATGACCGTCGCCGCACCGTTTAGCCCAGCGATGGCCGGGCTCCATCCAAGCACGATTCCAGGAGCCTGATCGCCAGCCGCGCCGCCCGACAACGCGACGATTGGGACCGTCGTCGCGGTGATGCCGACCGTCGTCTGCTGCGTCGCTTGATAGGTCTGGCCTCCTGGCGCGACAAGCTGCGCCCCGAGTGGGACAATCAGCGCCGAGCCAGCTATCGCCGTTACTGTCCCACTGGCCAGCGACGCCGGCTTGCGGCCGCCGCCGAATTCGTTGGTCAGGAAAATGTCGGCCCACCGGTCAAGCCAGTCGGTCGCTGTATCGGGCATTACCTGCGTTGCGACATATTGCAGATACATGAACACAAGGAACGCCATGCCAGCGTTCGAATCCGCCAGAACACGCGCGATCGAATTTGGAACGAGCGGTGCGGAATGCAAATTCGCGACGATGTTGTCGCGGTTCTGCGAACGAAGCTGGTCTAATGTCGGGACGGTGAAAGGCATTTCAAGTCCCTATATTAGCCTGCAACTCAGACCACAACGCCTGAAAATTAAGAGCGATAGACGCCTTCGGCCCGCGATATATCGTAACGCATGCGCTGATGGACTGGCTGCTAGTCTGCCGCGCCGTCACGGTGAATTGCGAACATATTTTTGCGTCGACGAACGGCTGCATCGCATTCGAGATGTATTGCTGCACTCGCGTTATCGTCGCACCTTGGCGCGCGCCCGAATCCGTGATGCTCGAACGCTTCAGCAGCCAAAGCCGCGATCCTAAATCCCAGCCGCCCCAAATCGCATTGGCGTTTTCGTCTGCCCACCATCCGCGTCGGTCATCAGAATTTGGATCAGGCAACTGATCGTCTGGCGCCGCGAGGGAGTCGCTACACAAGGCGATCAGCACGGCGCTGGTCAGCGACGCGGTTTCGTCGAGTTGGCCGAGCGGCGTCATCAAAAGATCGAGCAGCATTATGGGCGCTGCGACTGGGACCAAACGAAAATCCATCAGGTCAGCCTCGATTGAAGCGAGCCCGAGGAGCTGTTGATATACCAGCCGCCAACGGGAACGCTCGCGGCCTGAGCAGCTGCATCGTTCGCATATTGGCCTAAGCCGGATGCGGATATAGGACCGCCAATCGCCATAGCTCCGGGGCCGGAGCCCGTGTCCGGTTGGACCTCCAAAGCGCCGGTCGATAGTCCGCCCAAGAGACTGAGCAACTGGGAAACGCCCAATGTGCCCTGAACATTCGTCTGACCGTCAAGCGAGATTTGCGACGCCTTTTGGGTGATCGAGGTTTTACCAAGCGCGATCGACACAGCGCCATTGAAGACGCTGTGGACAATGCCAGAACCTGGGCTCAGCGAGATCGAGTGCAACGCGTTCTGGACGCTCTGGATGATGCCCTTGGTCGGATCGATCGTCGTGCTATGCAGCCCGTTCTGGACGCTTTGAACGATGCCCTTGAGCTTGTTGAGCGTGATCGAGTGGAGAAGCTGATTGACCGAATGGAGGATGCCATTCGTCTGGTCGACCACCGATTGATGGATGACCGTCTGCTGGTCGTTTGTGTCCGTTACCTGATGGTTGATCGTGCCGGGGTGCTGGACCGTGCGGGTCTTGTTGTCGATGTTGTGATAGGCGTATGGCGTTTTCGGCAGCCACGCTGTCTGACCATATTGCGAGTTTGACGATGATCCGGATGCTCCAGAACCGGCCGCCGACCCGCCTGTGGCTCCAGTCGAGCTTTGATCAGCCGAGCCGGCAACGCTGTCCTTCTGCCGCATAATGCGCGCGGCGAACGCCATATTAAACGGCGTGCTTACGTAAATTCCCTTGCGGGAGATGTGGAGCTGTTGCGTCTGATCGTCGTGCAGCGCGACCTCGCCTGGCTGCAGCGGATGCAGCCTATAGCGTCGATCTCCGGTGACGATCGCGAGGCCGTGCGAGCGGTTTCCATTGCCAAAAAACAGAAACGATTCCGCCGTCTTCCCGTCCGGCGTCGGCGGTTGTGGAACGGCAGTGAAACCGTAAGGATGAACATGCTCGATCGTCTGCTGGGATTCGCCGGCATAGAGATTATGCGTCGATTCCTGCATCAACTTGGTGTCGTCGGCCGCCTGAAATGTGGTGCGCGATATTCCATTTACGATGCGATCAGTTCCGTCGCGGCTCGTCGAATGGCGCATCTGGCTTTAGCCCTCGGTCGGGACTACGCCCTGCTGCTGCGGAGCGTTAGGCGCTAGACCTATTTCTAGGCAAAGCGTCAATTCGGTGCGCGTGCCATTGTTGTTGTCCTGCATGTGCTTGACGCCCCTCAGCTTCAAGGGGACTGAGGTCGTGCTCCCGGGCCAGAGCATCGGTGATGTCACCGTGACATCGACCGTGCCATCGGCTCCGCTCGTCAACTTGCTGATCCAAAGCGTCCCGTCGGGACAGAGCCATCCCTGCACGGTGATAACCACCTCTAGGAACTGAATCATGTCGAGATTCAATTGATGGTTGGCGCGCATTTGCGCGAATGTTTTGTTTCCAGTCTGCTCGGCGACAAGCACTAGATTGCGGATGCCGTTGAAATAGGGATTTGTGACCGTCGCGCTGATGTTCTGCGCATCCGTGCTCCAATGGGCATCAGTGCCGGGTTGATGTATTGGCACGGTGATCCGTGCGGTCAGCATGTCGTTGCGCATGACCATGCGCGCCGACAGGATGTTTTGTCCTTCGACAAGCGAGAGACTGCCGCCAGAGCCGCCGCCGGACGCGCGAAAGAAATTTAGATTTCCATTCGCGTCATCGACGACGTGCAGATTGACCATACGCGCGAGGCGTTCGCAGAACTGAAATACGGTCTCGCCGATATGCACCGATACCCGCTCGAACGGCGTATTCGCGCCTGATGGACTTCCGATTATCTTGACATTGACGCCAACTTTTTGACACTCAGCTTGCGCCATCTGCTGAAATGTCGAATTCTGATATTGCCCTGGCTGTCCGTTGACGGTTCCCGCGACAGTATTCTGCGTCAGCGAACAGACCCTAATTTGAACGCCGTGGTTCTTGGCGTCATACATCACTTGACGAACATCAACGTTCCCAGTGATTGCTAGTTGTCCAGCCAATAATCCAGTTACAGAGTCTCCAGGCGCCAACTTCAATGTGGCAGCCCCAGCCGAACTAGATATTTCCTCGCAGGTCATGGTAAGATAACTGACGCCAGTTCCGAATGTTCTTTCAACCTCAACGCTAGTCCAGTAAGAAAAAACGCTCCCGCCCGCGATGATTGTCGCAATTTCTGTCGGGTTCGGGGCCATGCGTTAGGCGGACAGCGCGCGGATTGAAAGCGGCATGAAGAGTGGATTCGGCACTTGGTTTTCGAGCACCATTTCTCCGGCGCGTGACGCGTCTTGATATATTCTCTGCGCGAGATAGAGCGCCGAAAGCGGTCGCTGGAAATTGTAATAGATGATCCTAGGTAGCGTCTGCTCGCGGTTCGACAGATCCTGCGCCACGGCGGCGTGCAGGCTGATCAGGGCCTGATAGGAAACAGTATCGAATGCACCAGCCGCGGTGTCTTCCGCCGAGCAAAACGCCGCATTGATTGTGTCGAGCGCGGCGTCGATGTCGTCACGGCTGACGAAGGTCGTCGCCGCTAGGATTTGCGCCAGCTCGACCAGCGACATGCGGATTGAATAATTCTGGACAGCGATGCCAATTGGGCTGATCGGGGTCAGTGCGGCGGCCGTGGTCCGCACCAAATCAATCTCGGCATATGTCGCGCCCGCCGTGCGCGCCAGTTCGAAGCAGTTGGCGAGGTCCGGCCAAAACGCGCCGGTCGTGAATTCATCCTGAAGGTCGGCGAGGATTTGCCCGCATGACCAGGTGAGCGACGTTCCCGCGACGCCAGTGCTTCCGCCAAGCGTCGCCATGAGCGCATTGATCACGGTCGTCGCGCCCGCGACCGCATCGTTCATGTCGCGCTTTTTGATCATGTCGAGGTGATCTCCGGCGCTTGCTGGAATTGTGTGATTGCGCTTTGCGCCGCAGTCGTCACCGCGCCGTTCGTGTCGGCGGTCGGCGTGAGTGCGGAGGCCGAACCTGCCTCAAGGAACTCTATCTCGAACTCTGCAATACCGCCACGTTCTCGTCG